CATTTAAAAAATTTCAATTACACTTCTTACATTCCTTGACATTACCTGAGCCCCTTCGGGGCTTGGGCTCTGTCTTAAGGGTCTTATTCTTATTATAGGGCTCTTAATACAGGGGCAGCCTTAACGGGGGTCGCTGAATCAATCACTTAAAGGAGTGTTAAGAATGAAAAAACATGATGCAGTGAGCAACTTTCACTGGATAGAGATTGAGCACGAGCAACCTGAGTGGTCTGACGAACTGGAGCCATGTTTCAAATACCGTGGTGATACCTACTTTTTGAGCGAGTTTATGAGATTTAATTTTACAAATTCTAATTACAACGGGTACTGGGACGGATACCTTCAAACGTCTAACTTTGGTGGGCTTGTTGTTAAAATCCATGATACTGGAGATGCTGTCCAGGTAGGAAGGAGCTAAAAAATGAGATGCAGGGACGAGATAATGCAGGATACAATGGAGATAATGAGAGCCAGGGACGCTGAAGAAAAGCGTCTCAAGGGCTTAATATCCAAATATCAGGAGCAACTGGAGAATGAGACCGACGACGATGAGATTTTAGAGCTTGAATACACCATCCTGGAGCTACAGGATAGGCTGGATTGTCTGGATTTAGATTACAGACTGGATTGAGTCAATAAATGGGCTTGAGCCTGACGGCTTGAGCCTATAGATTGGAGTAATCCAAAAAAATTTATAAGGAGTGTAGAAAATGAAAATGGAGAAAAAATACTTTCAGGTAGAAGGTAGAGACGAAGAGATTAAGGTATCCCTAGATTATGAGTTAGGTGGATACAGTTTTATGAGTGGAGAATCGTCAAAACGTGGGTATTATGCTTACGTCCAGCCTGTAGAGCGTGGAGACGGATTTGAGAGCTTTGTAGTATTTGATGGGTTCAAGGTGTTGCTGAATCCTGTAAATAGACAGAGCAAGAAACAGGAAGCCATCGCACGGGAAAAATTCAACGTTCAAGCTGAGCAGTTTGCTAAAAGAATAGCACGCAAAAAAGGATGGGTTCTTACAATCGAAGAAGAGCAACGTCAAGAAAAATTAACTAAAGCTTGGAAGGAGTGAGAAAATGTTAAGTCTACCTAGTCAGCATATAGAGTGCAAGGACTGTAAAACTGAATGGTTTGGAGAAAAAGGAGACCGTTGTCCAGTTTGCAACAGTTCTAATACCTATGAATGGACAGAAGAAGAAGAGAGAGAGCACGTCATAGAGCTACTCGTAGAAAAAGGATTGAGCAGAGAAGATGCAGAGAGAAGAATCAAGCGACTTACAGATATTTACTAGGATTGCTGGAGCCCTTGAAACTCAAGGGTTCTGTGGAGTCCTAGACTCTAATAAAATTAAGGAGTGTTAGAAAATGAATAAAGAAAAATTGAGAGAGCTATTAAACATCCAATGGAACGGCTCAGATGACATGGTGGAGCACTGTCTAAGAAACTGTGCCTACATTCAGTATGATAACAAGTTTATAGACGTGGGAGCTTTAAAGCCATCTATCACTAAGACCTTGTGGTTTGATGACGAGAAGCCTATCCCTAAGCTTACTAAAGAGCTATTCATAGACAGGAACCTAAAATATAATGCACCTAGGAAATTTGACCTTGAAAACGACCACCATGAGAGACTAATCCTGGTTCCTAAATACTATGATGATAAGACCGAGTTTGCTTTATGCTCTTTGACTTATGGAGAGAGAACCTATCAGTCTTACGAGTACGTTGATAGCGACATGCTCTTCCAGATAAACAAAAAGATAATTGAGTTGCAAGCTAAGTACATCAAGCGACTAGAGAACTATTGGAAGAGATACAAGAAACATGTAAGCTGTCGTGGATACTGGGTAAACAGGTAAAAGGAAGGAGTTTAAAGTGAAAGAGATAACTAAAGAGCGAAAGAAAAAAATGTTTGAGTACCTTGAGATATTGAGAGACTCAGGAATTACGAATATGTATGGAGCTGGAAGTTATTTAAGAGAAATGTTTGATATAACTAAAAAACAGTCCTATGAAGTATTGAAAGAATGGATGGATAATTATTGAGAATTGTCGTGGGGCTTGAAAACTCAAGCTTCACAGAGAGTTCTTATGAGCTCTAAATAAATTATAAGGAGTGTAACAAATGAAAAAAGGATATCTTAAGACCTTTACGGAGATAGGATACCGTACTCTAATAGCTATTAACATCGACAGCCATAATGGATTCTTAGAACCTACTAGCTTAGATGATGATGACCTTGCTGAAATAGACAAGAATATGCTACCTAATGAGTATCGAGAGCCTAGAGACAAGAAAATAGTAATCAAGAACGACGTTGATATGACTACGATTGAGAAGTTCTACAGAAGGACTACCGACACTTATGTATATTTATACAGAGAGTTCGTTAATAAAATGACAGTCTATAATAATACTGTCAAAAGCTACATAAAGGAAGTGGAGAGATGAAGGAGAGACAGGAGCTACATTGCCATGAGTGTAATAAGTATGTCCAGTTTGATTTAGATTTAGACCTGGACGGGAATCATGTTTTAACGTGTCCTAATTGTGGACATGAACATTGTAGAGTTGTAAAGAATGGGAAGATAACTGAAGAGAGATGGTCGAGTCGTAACAGGAATTTAGCGACAATAACGGTATCACAAGCTACGGTCACAACGACAACTACCAGCACCTATACGAGTTATGATTCTACGAGTAGCAATACAACTGATACATCCAGCTTTTTATACAGTTCCTGGATGAATACAACGACAGGTTAGGAGATGATATTATGATATTCATAAAAGCGACTTTATACGGGTATGGGTTCATATGCTTACTAGTGTTAATTACCTGGTTATTTGAAGATAAGCTTGACCTAGGGGAAGAAGAGATACAGGAAGATGAGATTGATAAAGACGGAAGGTGGAACTAATGAAAAATAAGAGTCCTTGCTATAACTGTAAAAAGAGAGTGGTTGGCTGTCACAGCAACTGCTCTGATTATCAAGAATGGAAGAAACAAAATGATAAGCGTAAAAGAGATAAGTACCTGGACGACGAGTATACTGGGTATATAAGCGACTTGAGAAGTGCTGAGAAAAAGGAGTGGAGATAGATGCAATGTCCTATAAAAACAATGAGAAAAATAAAAAGACATACCCAGGATGACGTTGCTAGATATTTACGGGTAAGTCCTTCTACAGTTTGGAGATGGGAGCACAACGAAATGATGCCGACTCCTGAGAATTTTCTTTACATAGCTGAATATTTGGAGTTATCTGTAGAACGTGCTATTAGATTATGGGTAGAATGGAGTAAGAGAGACAAGGGAGAGTCAGTTGAAGAGTTTTTAATGAGATTGGAAGGGTAATGTATACCCTTCCTATTTTTTTGCGTTAAAACCGATTATACAGCTTCCTGTTCGTTCATTTCCAGCATCAATGATACACCTTCGTCTATTAATTCAAGTAATTCCATATCCACGTTTATATCGTTCTCCCTACACAATTTTACAGTGTAGGATTTCACCAGAGCCTTTTGCTGATTTAATGATTTATCGCTTAAATCTTCTACCATGTAATAAGCCTGTACGACGTAGTTGGTCACCACCACCAGCTTGTCTTTATACTTAAATTCTTCTCCTAGTCTCTCGACTATCAGATTAACGAGCTTTAAGGTCAGTTCTATTATTTGCTTCTCATGCTCTTCAATCTTAGCTTTTCTCATGAAGTAAATTCCACCAGCTCCAATTAAGACAATGATTACTAATGCAAGTAGAGTATAGATTGAATCCATTATTTACCACCTTCTATTTTATTATTTTTTATTTGTGATGCTAAACTGAGACCGTTTACTGCTCCTACTGCTGTTATTAACCCTAGTGTCATGGTTAAAAAATTACTTGGGACATCGCCCCTTGCTAACACTAGATATACCGATACTCCAAAAGCTATCAAGAATGTGACTACTAGAGAACTTACTCTAGTCTCGTCTATACTGAGCCCGTCTTTTAAAAAATCAAGTTTCATAGAAAAACCCCCTTTTTCTTAGATTTCCTGCTCCTGATAGCTCTCTATTTGGATTTTAAGCGATTATTGTAATGCCCTTAATACTATGGTATACCTTGTTTTGACCCTGGTACCTTCCTGGGTACCTGGTACTATATAAGCTCACTAAAATGTATTGGTTTCTCTAGTTTCTTTGTATCCCTACAGTAGTTACATGTTTCACACCTGTCAGGCTTAACTTCTCGGGCTCTTACCTGTTTAAATCTAGGGACGTTAGCTTCTAGTAATGACAGTGCATTATCTAGGTCTTGCTGAGTGAATCCTATTATCTCAAGGTCTGTCTCTTTTGAGCTTGTTGGTTTTTCAATCCCTGCGATGTAAAATGGTAACTTCTTGCCTACGTTTTTCTCTACAATCTTTTGATAGAGTGCCCCCTGGATGTCATATCCCCAGTATCTAACAAAATCTAATTTACCCCAATCTTCAGTATACAGGGCTCCGTGCAAGTCCCTGGTAGTTTTTAAGTCCACTATTGCCGTGTCAGGTATCAACGAGTCAATCTTACACTTCCACTGTATCCCAAATATCTCAGCTGTCATGATAACCTGCTTCTGTCCAGACATGTATTTCACAAATAAGTCATCTCTTTCAGCTCTCATTATCATGTTCTCTGCTTTTTTATAGTCAGCTCTTAAGGTTCCTTTTTGTGTAAATATATCAGGATTGTCTGCCTTGAATTTAGGTAGAGTCCCTTCAAAATAAGAGTCTACATAAGAGCCTATAAGCATCGCTGTAGATGGTTCTTCATAGTATCTACCTTCCAGCTTAGCTAATGCCATAGCTTCACATCCTGGTTTACCTAGGGTTCCCATCATTTCCGTATATTGAGAGTAACTAGCATAGTGCTGGTTAGCTTCTATCGAATAATAATTCTCTGCCGTTAATACAAAATCACTCATTCTCTATCGCCCCCAAATCTTTTAGGATTACTTTTATATCTCTAATTGCTTCTCCATATCCACACAATTTAATTATCTCTTCGTCTATTTTTTCTCTCTTAGCTTTTTGTTTTCCTTCTAGTCTTTGTAATACTATACTACCAACGTCTTTTTTTAACTTGGTAAACATATCTTTTTGCTCTTCTTTTTTAGTAGGCTTATAGGTGTTTATGCCTTCTTCTCTATCTTTGCTTATGTCTATTTTCCCCATTATTCCACTCCTTTATCATCTAATTTTTTGAAAAATTCTTTGTGTTTTTTCTCTTTTAGTTTTTTGTACCTTTCAAATTCTTGCTCTATATCCTTTAGTCTTGCAAGCTCCTTGTCGCTTATAAGATTTATCCCTGCTCTTGTGCTTAACCTGTCTCTATTTCTGTATAAATATGTTTCATAGTTTATGTACCCTTTGTCTGCCATATCTTTAGCATTATCGTTAATTTTCTTTGCTAGCCCATTCATGAGCTCTGATTTTATCTTAGCTTCTATTTCACTTCTCTCCATATCTGTCATATCGACAACTGCTTCTGCTGTAATGCTTATATAATCAATCATATCATCACCCTATCCTTAGCATTTTGTGTCGCTTATCCCCATATACAAAAGCAAGAGTTTGGTAATGGAATACCTCTTCTTTAGATTTTCCTAAAGCTTTAGCTATTTCAGGGATTGTTCCTTCAACTATTTTTTCTCCATCTTTGTAGTATGCAAATACCCTTTTTTTATTTACTGTATTCTTAGTCATAGTTACTCTCCTACGGTATAAGTGTTTGAGCTTCTTCTGATGCCACAACTTTTATGCTCTCAATTTTTTCATATACATAACTTTCTTTTGATTTCTTGCTTGCTTCATTAAAGTCTTTTGCCAATACAAATATGCTGTCTTTAAATGCTCCCTTAAATCTAATCTTATATAAAATCATTTTTCCTCCTTTATAAAACATGGGCAGCAACTACTTATGAACAAAATATGCCACTATTTAGTTTCAAAGATTTAACCTACTGCTACCCATGTCTTTAGCTTATTTATATCTGTAGTCTCTCTCTGTCTTTTGATAGTCGCAATAGCCTATTATTTCAATATTGTCTCCACCGACTTCAACAGCTTTTTTGTTATCAGATAAAACTACTAATACTGTAAAATAGCCGTTTCCAGTTTCTATTACGCTTTTTTTATCTATTACAATCCCTTCTCTACCTTTATATTTCCCATCATCTATAAACACGTCTGTTTTTCTAGGGATTATTTTTTTAAACAATCTTTCCCTATGTTTTTTCAATGTTTCCATTGTTCTACTCATATCCTGCTCCTTGTTTAAATTTTAACTGTTCTCCTTTTGACTCTCTTTTTTCTCTAGGTTTGTAGGTTTTCTTTAAATTATCATCAAATACATCAAGTGGATTGAAAGAAAAGTCTTTGCAATTATTTACAACTTTACAACTGTTGGTACTTCTTCTCCCTTTTTTATCGCAATACATATAATTGTAATATCCTGTGTGATGTATGTGAGTACAGTACCTACAGTATTGCTTCATTTGTTTTTTCTCCTTTCATACTCCTTTCTAGCTTTTTCTCTTTCGGATATTCTCTTGCCTTTTCTTTTCTTCCTGAGCTTGGATTGTTCTTTCAATATCTGGTATTTCTTTTTATGGTACTCATCTTCGTTCAAGTAGTCGTTATTTTCTACTCTCAAATATTATTCACCTTCCTTTTCTACGAAAGTCATATACTTGCCGATGTAAACCATCTCAATGTTTTTAGTCGCTCCGTTTCTCTGTTTAACCACGTTTATTTCAGCGACATCATAATCTAGGTCTCCAGTTTTACTATTGTAGTACGCCTTATCCGTGTTAGGGTCGTATTTCCAGTCTCTGTAAAGCATTATTATTGTAGAAGCATCCTGCTCTATGCTTCCTGAGTCTCTTAGGTCGCTCATTTGTGGTCGTTTATTGTTTCTTGTCTCTGTTGCTCTACTCAACTGGGACACAACTACTATAGGGATTTTCATCTCCATAGCTAATAGTTTTAACTTCCTGGAGACGTAACTAACTTCCAGGTTTTTTGATGAGAAGTTCCCACCTTGTACTAGTTGCAAGTAATCAACGAAAACTATGTCTGGTTTCACTTTCCTGATGGTATTAACTATCCCTACTATGTCTGATATACTATCACGGATATCAATGTCTTTTTCAGACACATACTCTGATGCTACTAGAACCTTCTTCCACTCTTCTGGGCTTAATTGCCCCGTCCTTAGTCCTTCAAAATCGATATGTCCTTTGATTGATACTAGCCTTTTACCGAGAATCATTGCGTCCATCTCTAAGCTAAACATTAAGACTTTATACCTCCTGTCTATTGATAACGCTGAGTTTAAAGCAAAAGACGTTTTCCCCATTGAAGGTCTACCTGCCATTATATAGATTTCCCCAGGCTCATAACCTAAGATAACCCTGTCCAGTGACCTGAATCCCGTCTTAATAAACTGGTTTTTACCTTCTGCCATCTCTTCTAAGTTCTCAAATATCTTGTGCATCAACTCCTTCATGGTTAAAGTCTCGTGTGAGTTGTCTTTAGTAAGTGGTAACAGTTCTGCATCTATTTTATATGCCAATTCTTCTAGGGTCATGTTGTTTGCCTTCATATATATTTCCGATAGCTTATTGAAAACTCTTCTTTTGTTAGCATCCTTTTTGACTAATTCTGCGTGTTTTCTTGTCTTGTTGATGCTAAACACACCGTCTGGAAGTGACACTATATAACCGTTATCCACCTTGGAATACTCACAGAGCGTTGGTATATCTATCTCTTCTTCTCCCTTGTCTACCAGGTTCATCATGTCTTTAAATAGTTGCTGGTTCACATCTGAATTAAAATCTTCAGGTCTTAATACTTCCACAGCATCTAAAAGAGCTTTTTTACTTAATAAGCATGCTCCTAGTACCTGTTGCTCTTTATCCATAAAACCACCTAATCCTTGTTATTGTCTACAAAATACTCAAGTTCCCCTAGTTGCTCTCTTATATCTAATATTGCCTTGTTTACTTCGTTTAAGATTGATACTAACTCTTTTATTGATTTTATATCCTGGTTCCTTACATAATCCTGCTTAAAAGACTCAAGTACCCCTGAAATGGTACCATGGTAAGCTAAATGCTTGTATCTTTCCACACCTTTTTTATTTTTAAGTTTCCTTGAAAGCACATAATTGTAAGTATCAGACGTTATATAATAATCTTTATAAATCTTTACTTCTAACATGACTCATCTCCTTATACGATATCTGGGCTTGGTAGTTCAACTTTTTCTCCGATTTTCTTCCACAAGTGTAAACAATGCGGATGTAGGTTAACATACTCGTCTTTAGGTGGATGGAACTGTATAACCGTTTCGTTCTCATCCCAGAAAATATCTTTTATCATACACATTTCTTCCCAGGTCGGGTCTTTAGATTTATAAGAAACACTTACATGTTCCCATCCATCGTGCCATGATGCTATAAATACCATCCTGTTTTTAATCAACGGATGAATCACTGTTCCACCCATAGCATACTGCCCTTGTTGCTCTATGTTTAGTCTTGGATTTTTTTTAATTTCTTGTATCTCTCTCACAAATAGCTCCTTCCACACTCTCTCATAAATTTTTCTCTTGAATATTTCTCTTCAAATTCCTTCTGAGTTTTTTTTTATACTTTAAAGCTAATTGATAGTCCTGTTGGTGTAGTTTCCTGTGACATGTATCGCAAAGTGTTACCATACAGATATCTAAATACCTTTCAGAGAAGGATTTTTCAATCCCGTAAAAGATATGGTGGGGCTTGTGTTTTGTATGCTTTCCACACTCTTGACAGGTGAAGTCGTCCCTCTCTAAAATTTTTACATATTTATTCTTCATCGTCCTCAGCAAACGGAGTATCCCCTATATCATCATCGAGAAAATCAGGATTGTCCAATTCTTCAAATTCAGAGAACTCATCTTTAGGGTTGTCTGGATATTCTGGGTTTTGCTCGTCTCCTGTTGAGTGGTCTAACTGGACAGCTTTTTGCATGTCGATTGATTTAACACCCCACTTGTCAATCATTAGTTTTAGGACAGTTTTCTTTGCCATCGCATCAAAATCCGTCGTCCACATACTATCGTTTTTCTTGTACTGCTTATCTCTCTTGTACGATTGAGAGTACCTGTCTGCATGTTTTTGTATCTCATCTTTAGTCCAGTAGACAGTTTTCTCAAATCCATTCACAAGCTTGAAGTATCCTGCGTATCCTATTACAGCACCTTCCCCTTCTATAGAGAAGTCTGCATCTAACTCTTCAGTCAATCTGTTGAAAGCTTTAAACTGGTTTTCGTATACTTCTACAGTGTTCAGTTTAAGATACTTGCCTGTCCTTAATGCTAACTGGACAAGACCTTTATACATTATTTGCCATGTTGCCTTTTTCCCGTAAGGTATGATAGCTGACTCCCCTAGGTTAGGGTCGATTGATAAGTTTAGAGATGCTCCAGTCATCGCACTTTTCATGATTGACTCTGGAGTACACTCTAAGAGCTTGGGGTTAGATGATACTAAATTTATGATACTGTTTGTAAAATATGATGCCCTGTTATCCAACATATCTTTTAATCTTTTTTGCACCGAGTTGCTCATCAGGTAGCTTTTTACCTGGTTTAATTCTTGTTGCTTAGCTATATTTGCCATATTCTCACTCCTTTTTAAATAATTTACCTTTACACCAAAAGTAGTTTTTAGTGGGTAATCTCTCATCTATTACTAGCTCATCATTTAAGCCACACACAAATTTCTTTTTATTAATCTTTTTAACATTCTCGCAATCTTCACAAGTTTTTAATTCTTTAGCCATTTTTTCCTCTCTCTACTTTTTCCCAGTTAAACATTACTCCACATCTAGGACAGTATTCAAATTCCTCTAAGAAAAAGATTTCTAACCTGCATTTAGGACAAATATATTGATGTTCTCCATTGTCTCTTTTTTTATATAATTCAGGTATCACCATAATCTCACTCCTTTATTCCATTTCTTCATAGGTTGCATATCCTACTACGGATGTATTATTAAAGTTAGCATGTCTTTTTTTGCCTGTGCTAACTCCTTGATAGTCAAATTCAAATCCTTGTGTATGATATTTGAAGTTAGTTACATTTTTAAAAAACAAAGTTCTACCCATGTTAGTCCATATTAGTAATTCCATAATCTCACTCCTACAGTTCTATTATTTTTAATTCTCTATCATTAGTGGTCTTAGTTGCTACAAATTGTATGTCGTGTTCTTTGAGCTTTTTAAATAATCTCTTCTGATTATCTTCTGATAAGTCGTTTGGTATGCTGTCTAAAAGAATTAATCTCAGTCCTTCAGGTTTTTGTATGGTTACATCAACACAAAGGTCTAGTAATTCTCCTTCTGATAGGTTGTTTACTGGAAGTCCGTTGATTAAAGGCTTGCCATCTTCTACAGTCAATTCTTTTATAGGTATCTGTGCTGTTTTTAATATTTCCCCAGGTAGTTCTCTAGCAAGTTCAATCTTTCTAGTGAGTTCTTGAGTTTCAACATCTAAATCCTCAATTTCGCCTTCAATTCGTTCTGCTCTGTCGTACTCATTTAGATAGGACTTCATATGTTCTGCATGTTCAGCTTTTTTCTCAATTTCCTTTATTTTTTCTTTGTCGTGGTGAGGTGCTTTAATATAATTTTCTTCAACTTCTTTATATTCTTTGTCTAATTCTTTAAGTTCTCTGTGTAGTTCTTGTTGTTTAGATTTAACGATTGCATCTTTTCTGTCCTCTAGGTTTTCTAATTCGTTTTTCTTGGTAGCTAAAAGTTTTTCAAGTCTTTCAATCTCGCCTTCAAGCCTTTTTTCTTCTTTTTTATATATCCCATACACTCCTTGTATTTCGTCAGCTACCTCTTTTTCCCTTCTTGATTTTTTAAGCTCAATATCTTTTCTCCTAGTTAAAAATCTCTCTTTGTATTCGTTGTCGTTTTTCATTTTGTTGATTTTGTCGTAAAACTCTTTTAATGATAAGTTACGCCACTTTTCAGCACTATAGTTTTCAGGTATCTCTTCCATAATGTCTCTTATTACTGCTCTTTTTTCTCTTATAGCCCTGTTTATATCTTGTCTCTTATTGTAGTAGTAACCTTTATCAGACTGGATATCATTCAATACTTCCAATATATGTTGGTCGTAATCAACGTCCTTTGGAATTTCCCCAAATTGCTTTTCAATCCAGTTTAAATTCCAGTCAAACTCAATCATGTTTAGAAGTATTCTGTTTTTCTCTTTATCGGTATATCTGATAAATTCTGCTGGGTTTAATTGTAGTTCTGTGAAAAGGCTTTTTAAAAATGTTTCTGGTTTAGCAACTTCCTGCTCGTCTTTTGTGATTTTCTTGTAGTCACTTCCGTTTTGTCGCTTTTTCCTTTCGATTTTCAACCCATCGTCTAGCTCTAAATATATCTCCCCTTCTGTGTGCCCTTGACGCACAATCACTTCTCTATTAGCCGTGTTATTAATAGCGACCCTTATAGCGTCTATAATACTAGTCTTACCAACGCCATTTGTGCCTTCCAGTAATAAGTTTCCGTTTACGTCTGTGTCAAGTTCCTTGATGCCGATTATGTTCTTGAGTTTTATCCTGCTTATTTTCATACCTACTCTCCTTTTATTTTTCTAAAAAATCAAGGTGTCCGTATATTGCTTGGGATATCTTTCTAATTGCTTCGTTTCGTATCCTGTAGCAATGCCTTGTTGCGTGTGATATAGCTATACTTATCTCGTCCCAGGACATGTTTTTTATGTAATATCCGACGATGACTTCCCTCTCTTTTTCATCCAGGGACTCTAAAGCCCTGTCGATTATCCTGATTATCCTTCTGTTCCTGTTTAAAATACTTATCAGTTCATTCTTTTTGGATATCACTATCAGGGCTTCAATTTCCGTTATTGATGCTCCACTTGGATTATAGGGCATCCCATCTATTTTAGACACCTTCAGTCCGACATAATCCATGTTTAACAATTGTTCTTTTATGTTCTCGCATGATGCTAGTATCGAGTTATACGACTTTAAAAGGTTTTTCGTATTTGTTTCTAGTGACATACTTACACCACCTCGATATAAACTTCTACTCTGGGGTTTTTCTTGTCAACTTCAAAACTGTGACTTATCTCTCCTATTTGCTTCCAACCGTCTCCACTAATAACTCCTGCTTTAACTAGACCGTCAAAAACAAACTTTGTGCCAGCCATAATGTTGTCCTTGTCTTTGCGTCTGTTTTTACATACCCAGTTTATATGAACATTTATCCTATCGAGTCTTTTTTTTATTTCAGTTTTAGCTATCCAGGCTACGGCTCCAGTGTTTTTCTCTTTTAGTTGAGAATAAGCCTGGTAATTTTTAGCTCCTAAGTTAGCTTTTGCAATGATTGTGTTCATGTCTGGGAGTTCTCCAGGTATGGTTAATTTGTATTTCTCCATCCAACCACCTTCTTATTTTAGATTTAAGGGATTTTACCCCCATCGCCATAGTCTAGTATTCTTTAGCTATAAAAGTCGCTTAAAACACATATCTCGTTCGTCTAAAGGGTATTTTAGGCTATAGGTCGAGTAGTTTACTGAGTATAGCCATCTTTTGAGAGATTTCTTTCGCCTGCTCGGTTATCTTATCTCCAATAACCCCTTTTATTAGGTTTTTAGGAGTCCTTAAAGGTTCTCCTTCCTCATGTTTAAGGGAATTTCCAAAGGTAATCGAGATTTTGCTAGTAGTCTCGCTTTCGTTAAGCTTATAAACCGTAACTGTGTATTCTACTAGCTTCTCAGCCCCTTTGACTTTTTCTTCCATTGCTCTGTCTGTAGCTTCGTCAGGCTCTTCCATTATGATTTCTTCAAAATCATAACGACCATTGTCAGATATATTATCGAATATATCACTCATCTGAAACACCGATACCTTCAAATCTCTCTTTGATTTTGTCTGTCATGTCCTTCATTTCCTGCTCAACCTTGTCCTCATCATAGTCATTTACAACTTCGTCTCCTATGTAAGTGATTAAATTGTTTAGCATCTCCTGAATGTCTCTTTGAACTATTTCTGCAATACTTTCGCTTATCTCTTCCTCGTCTTTTTTACAAACCCTTTTTATCTTAGCAAAGCCTTCTGTTTCTCTTAAGCCTGTTGTAACTCCAAACCCTTCAAGACTCATTTTAAAAGTGATTTCCAATCTCATTAAATTCATCTCAGTACCTTGAAGTTTCTTATCCATTTCCTCAATCTGCTTGTCTAAAAAATCTGTAAAGTCTTTGTTTTTCATTTTCTACTCCTTTTTTTAATTTATTGCTCTCTTGACGAGCTCTTCTATCTCTCTCTTCTGCTTCTCTCTTTTAGCAATTTCTTCTTTTGTAAGCTTCCTTTCAGGTTGTATTCCTTTTTTCTCCTTGTACTCAACCCACCTTTGCCCTTCGTCCAGCCAGTCAGGGTATCCGTTAGATTGTCTTATAAACTTGTCTAAAGTCCATTTATGCTCGTAATAATAATCTTTGTCCTTATAGGCTCTTGCGTATCTAGGGATTGCTATTTTCAGGTTCTTAAGTTCTTGTGGTTTATCTTTTACCGTCCTAAAAGCTTTTTTTAAAGATTTATTCTGGTAAGTGTGGTTCACAATGTCGTGCTTGTTCCAAAAATCCACGAGACCTATATATATATTATTATTATTATTATTATTATTATCTTTATTACTGTATTGTTCCGTTGCTGTTCCGTTGCTGTTCCGTTGCTGTTCCATTGCTGTTCCGACCTTAGACTTGTCGTAGCCCTCAAGCTGGTATTCGGAGTAGTTACAGATTGTGAAAAGTGTTCCCACCTGAGTGGTTTCTATTTTCACTCTCTCTTCAGTCACCAATTGATGCACCAATCTTTTTATTTGGCTAACAGATAATTCTTTTTCTGCGTTCCTGTCCAGGTATGCTAAGTCCTTCTGGATGTTACGATACGACCTAATAAATTGACCTGGTTTTAATGTTACCCCGTATTTTTTTATCTCACCTTCCGAGTATCTAGCGTTGCCGAGTAAGTAAATAAACAACCTTAGTTTTTGAGGATGTCTCCATATGTCGCTATTAAATATGTCTCTATCCAACTTGAAAAAACTTGTTTTTCCCATTGGAACACCTCTCTTTCGTATCACTCCTTTCTATTTTTTATTTTTGAAAAATTCTTTCATGCCAATAGTTTTGCTCATTCCCAAACTTATCATTGTGTCGTAAATTTTTACTGCTAATTCAAAGCCTGGAGTCTTATTACCGAGTTCAATATTAGTAATATGGTCTCGAGAGCAACCGACCTTTTCAGCAATTTCACGTTGAGAGTATCTTAACTTCTCCCGTTCGCTTCTCATTACGTTTCTCATAGTCCACCACCTCTCTATTGGTAGACTACCACTATTGTTGCTATTTGTCAACAGAAAAATTAAAAAAAAGGGATAAAAAATATCCCTTCATTTTATGCCACCCCAAAATCAGGGTCTAGGCTTTTTATTACTTCTATTTCGATAACATCCAACATATCAACATCGCTAGATGAGTCCAACATTTTTAATTCAGCTTCGTACTTACCCTGCATTAAAGCCGTTACAGCAGGAGTAAATTTAGCTGTTATAACATTACTTGCTATGGTACAGGTTATTTCACTTACCGTACCCTTGTTTTTTCTATAAAAAAGTTTAGCAGAAGCCCCAGACAAGTCAACAGCTTCTCTATCTTCGTTTACAACCGTAAACTCAAGTTCTAAACTTTCTCCTTGATATATCTTAATCAACTTCTATCATCCTTTCATATTTAATATCATTGAGAACTGTCCTATTTGTCTTTGCCTTACGGACAACTTCCACTTCATATTTATTATCGTTTATCACTTTAAAACCTATTTTAATACTATTAATAACTTCCGTTTCGTAATCGATATCATTCAATACGACTACTTTATGTTTGTAAACTGCTTCATATGCGTTTACTACTACTAGTGAATATACATCTATATCAACAAAATCTTCTGCCGACTTAGTTCCTGAAACATTTAAAATTGACTCTGATAATACAACTACTGACCTATCTGTATCTTTTTGTCCTGATATAGATACAAAACCATCATTTAAGATAGTTATATCGGTGTCTGAGCCTTTTTCTCCACTTACCGATACCTGACTATTACAGTCTATGCTTAAGCTACTAGAGACTGTTTTATAAGCCTCCACCTCTACGTTAGAACTAAGGAGTAATAATAAAACTGGATATATTTTTATTTGACCTGAATAAGCATTGAACCTTATATAGTTAAATCTCTGTCCTGGACTGTCAATTATTTCCCAGTAAGTTTCAGCGTGCTTAGTACCAGATACTTCGACATCTGATTCAACATCTATTTCAAGTTCTATCAAACCGTGAGCATTTGCATACGCTTCGCAGTTTATATCTACAGTTCCGCCAGCACCCTTAGTACCACTTACTGATATATTTGAATTTTCGTCAATAGAAACAGAGCTGGTAGAATTTCTGTCCCCATCTAAGACACTTATGTCTGATTCAGATTCTATAATTAAACTGCTGGATGCCGACTTAGTTCCTGAAACACTCGCAGAGGAATTAACGGTTATTAAAGCAACACCACTTGCCGTTACATATCCTACTACATCAACATCAGAATAAATATCTATCGCTAAGTCTGAAGAAGCTCCTTTTTCTCCCTGAACTTCTACAGAACTACTGCTATTTACTTCGATAGAGTCTGAGCTTGATTTTTTACCATTGACGGTTGTTTGAGCATTATTAGTTATTCCAACATCGGTTGAGGTTGATTTAATTCCCGAAGCTGATACTGAACTTTCAACTTCAATAGATATGTTAGTACCAACAGAGATACTTCCACTTACCGTTACTAAAACATTACAATCTATTTCCAGGCTATCTGATTTACCTGAAGATACTTCAACTTCTACTAAAGATTCTCCAACTACAGCTAAACTATCTAAAGTTGCTTTTTCTCCGTTTACATCTGTATCACTTTCAAAAATTGTTTCTATAGGTGGGCTTCTACCACCTTTAATACCAGCTGAGCTGACATCTGAGAGTGAAATTATGTTAACATTATCCGTTGCTGTTTTAGCTCCAGTTGCTTCAACACTAGAGTAGGCTATTATTGTAAGGCTTACAAAAGCTCCCTTATTTCCAGCACTTGTTAAAGCTGAGTATATATCAATCTCAACAGACCCACTTCTAACAAAGAAAACCGTTCCGACTACACTTGATGTGAAAGTTTCACTTGAAGTTACTGAAATGTATTTGATTACATCTGAGTAAACTGCATCGGTCTTAGTGTTTACGGATGTTACGGTCAAGTATTTAACTACGTCTGAGTAAACATTATTAGTGTCGGTATTTACAGAGGTTACAGTGAGGAATTTAGTTAATTCAGCTAATATTGAAGCTGTAAATGCCTTGCTTGATGTTGCTGAAATATCTCTAATTCTAATACCTGAAACACTTGAACTAAAAGATTGGGAGCTAGTTACAGCCCCCTCAATCTTATTAAAATCGCTTACATTGAACCCCGATACATTAAATCTGCTTTTGTTATATTGCATCTAATCACTTCCTTTCAGAAGTTACTTAGCTAAATCAACTTTTTTAGCAATCTTTTCATTATAAACAGCCTGGTCTATCTTTCCTTCTGCTTTAAGCTCATCTAATACTGTTTTTTTAACCTTTTCTATTGCTTCTTCTGTTTCCATTTCTTCTTTAGTCAACGGTCTATCTTGATACTCATACCATACTTCCCCAGTCTGAGGATTGCAAAACAGTAAGGTAGACTTACCTACTTGTTGTTGTGGTATTGGTACTGAATTAATTGTTATAGACCCTTCCTTTTGTGCTTCTGTTAGAGTTTCTGGTGCAGAATGATAACTTATCACCCTGTGTTTTGTATCTGTTATTTTTTCAGTTCTTGCTATTGCCATTTTAAATCATCTCCTTATAATATTTTATTTCGTGAAATAAGTTCTTAATTTGTTTTATGGAATCTTCCTGTCCACCGAAATACAACTGTTTCCCATCAGGCGATAAAACCGAGTCCACAACATAATCATAAACTTCTTCAAAAGCCCATATTGTTTCTTGTGTTGAAATCTTTAATTGAATTATTTCGCTAGGAGTCGAAAAATAAAGATATTCACCACAAGGAGAAACATCTACTGTATAATATCCCACCCCTGTTGAATAAGTCCAATCACTACTCCCATCAGAAGTGTTAATTCGTTTTAAGGAATGACTAGTACCAGAAGATGCTGAGTAAAGATAACTACCGTCAGATGATATTGCTAAGTCTTTAACAAAATAAACATGTCCTGTAAAAGTCCACCCAGCACTACCATCTGAAATATTTATTTGTTTAACTGTATAATCCCGGCTTCCTGAATAAACGTAATTACCGTCAGGCGATACTATTAATGCCTCAACATCATCTGTATGACCCGAAAAAGTCCAGCCTGCACTACCATCTGAGGTGTTAATTTGCCTTATTATCCCAGTCGAAATTCCAACATAAACAAAATTATCATCAGGAGATATAGCCAATGACTTAGAAGAACCTTCTCCTGATGCTCCAGTATAAGTCCAACCATTAGCACCAGTTGAAGCGACAAGTTGTCTTACTATAGGCTGTAATGTCCCTGTGTACTCATCTGTGCCAACATAAATATAATCACCTGAATTTGAAACGGCTATTCCTACATTAGACCTAGAAAAAGTAACTGTCCAACCTATACTACCATCAGATGTATCTATCTGCCTTACTATATTATCATTACCACCTGAATAAATATAAGCACCATCTGGAGATAGACCTAATGAAGAAACGGTATTTGTAGGAGCTGTCTGTACCCAACCTAAATCTGGTACATTAACATTCAGAACAGGAGCATATCTCGTACTCCCTACATAAATTGAGCCTAGTTGTTTGTTTACTGGTATATCTAGTTTAGAATTTATTGCTTTCTTAATTATTCCCCACATTTAACTCACCACCTTTTGATAGCCTATTAATTCTGGGAAGATATCTGTTCCCGTTACTGTGTTTATTTGTCTCACTATACCTAAATCTCCACAAGAATAAACGTAATTACCGTCAGGAGAAGTTGCTACACCAGTGATATCCCCAGTATCTCCTGTATAAGTCCAGATTAAATCTCCGTTAGAGGCATTAAATTTCCTAACTTGTTCAGCTTGTGTTCCTGAATAAATATATTGATTATCTTTAGAAATATCTATCCCATAAGTATTACTTTCTTGGGCAAACTCCCAACCTAATGAGCCGTCAGAAGCTAATATTTGCTTTAAAAAAGTATAGCCACCAACATATATATAAGTGCCGTTAGAAGCTACAGTTATATCTCTCACCGTCCCCTCATTAGTTGGTGAAGTCCAACCGACTAACCCTGTTGATACCACAATCTGCTTTACCACGTTATTATCATCACCTATATAAACATAAGCACCATCAGGAGACACATTGACCGCATTAATAGGAACGGTACCTCCTGTATAAGTCCAACCGACTAACCCTGTTGATACAACTATCTGTTTTGATGTGGTATCTTCACTACAAGAATAGACATATTGATTATCAGGAGAAACCACTACATTCCCAATCCAGTTTGTATGTTCTGTAAACACCCAACCTGCACTTCCATCTGATGCATCTATTTGCCTTACTGTGTTATCTGCACCCCCTGTATAAACATATTTCCCATCTGGTGATACTGCTATTGCATATGGCGAAGATGTGGCAGTCCAGCCTTCCTTTCCCGTATCTGCACTTAGTTGTCTAACTGGATTATCTGCTACATAAACATATTTTCCATCGGGGGATACCACTAAATCTGAAATATATCCTATTGAATTTTTAAAAGTCCAGCCTTGTCTTTCTGCTACTACTGGCAAATACTCGTTTCCTGCTTCATCTCTTACTCTACCCAGCTGTTCATTTAAGGGAGTTTCTAACTTATCATTTATTGCTTTCTTTATTTTAGCCCACATATTAAACCACCTCAGAAGTTGTTTCAGTAATATCTCCAGTAGTAGGAGTATCAAATTCTGTAACTATTTTTATGTTGATTGATAGAGCCGAGCAAGTTATTGTCTCAGTAATATCTCCAGTAGTAGGAGTATCAAACTCAGTTATCCTAGTTAAATAAGTTGAGTTATCGCTTGATAGCTTTATTGTTTCAGTAATATCTCCTGTTGTTGGGGAATCAAATTCAGTTACTTTATAATACCCATTAAAAGCTCCCATTCCAGCTGAAGATGTAAGAAGGGAGTTTATAGTATTTATATTTTCTTTAAATGTTGCAAAATCATACTCTGTAAAATTTCTACCGATGGTAGTTCCACCATCCCAGTTTTGAGCAGTTCCTTGAAAGGCTCTTGTAACGGTTAGGTCTGAACCTACTTTAGCTGTCATTAAAACCGTTTCAGGGTTAGCTGTTCCACCACCGATAACAAGTATATTTGGAGCATCAGGAATCTTACTAACATCGGCTACAGTAATTGTAGTAGCCGTGTCAGTAATCCCTGAGCTTATTGTAGTTTGAGGGCTGTTCACCAGCCCGTCATACATTGTAGTTAAATTCATTTATATTCACCTTCCTTAACTTAAGGAGATGTCGTAATCCCCTGATGATACTCTGAAAGTATCTCCTGCTGTTACTGTCTTTTGAGTGTCTAAAGCATCTTCCCACCAAACAGTCCCACCACTAGAAGCATCCCATAAAGCAACATGGGTTACGGTTACCCCAGGCATACCAGCAAATTCGATGTCGGCATTTGAGGTTATCGCTCCACTAGAAGCTGTAGTAAAATCTATACTCTGTCTAGCATAAGAGCCACCAGTCACTTCATTTGCTCCTGTACCTGCTGGGTCTGCTGTATGTAAAGACAAATATAAAGTTGTTGGTTGAATAAAATCTGTGTTGTTAAAAAGCTTATCTAAAAGCTTATTTGCTGAAGCTACTAACATATTAATTCTCCTTTCTTATTATACGGCATCATTTATTGTGATGGTCGCATTATTTACAGTATAAGTTCCTGCATTAGCAAAAGACTCACTCGTTACAGTATCATCTGCATGAATAGTCCCAGCTGTTAAGGCTGAGCAAAATCCCACACAAGCTACAGTTGCTCCTGCTGGTACATCAAATACTGGAGCATTACTTATTGATACGCTCCCACCTGATGCACTATTGTAAGTTGGAGCTTTTCTCGCATATGAGCCACCAGATATTTCATTTGCTAAACTTGCTGGAGAAGCACTGTGCAAGCTCATATATGGACATTGAGTTGCCAATTCATCTAACATTAAATTTTTACCACTATCGTTTACTGCCATTTTAATTCCTCACTTTCTTTATATTAATAAGTCTATAAACATTATAGACATTGGTACTTTCCTACTACCAGTCATCTTCCATTTAGGTGTTGCCATCTGTGTTGAGCCCCCACCATCTAAAGCTATAGCCATAACACAACCAAGCTCCTTCATATGAGAAACACATTTTTCTAAACTTACCATATAGTGTCTAACCCAATAAATCATACCATCTTTATCTACTCCAATAGAAGCATGGTTTGCTATCCTAGTTACATCTGAATAGTCGTCAACCTTACCAGTCACTACATTGACATCTCTTTTAAAACCTTCTGATGCTGGGTTATAACCATATTTACTTATTAAGCCTATTCCACCTATAGCCCACCATACCTTCGAGGATTTATTAACATCGTTATCCACGAAAAGTTCAGAGGCTCTTTTAATTTTTTCTATCCCAAAAGTTCCATCTCTGTAGTAACATAAAACACTTTGAGGACAATCAAAACCCCAGAGATGATTAGCTGTATCTTTAACTATTTTGTTTTTCAGTACAAGGATAGAAGTTAAATCTTTAGTAATCATATTAAAAAACGTTCCATTACCACCTGCATATTCAAAGTCGTTTACGTCTTGAAAATCTAAAGATATCCCAACATTATAAGGGTGTCCTTTGATATACCTATAATACTTATCTGGTACTACATCTGTAGGTGGGTAAAATGTAGTTTTAGGCAAGTCTTTTAAGTTAGAATGATTATATTTCATATAATACAAATTCCCACTAACACTTAAATCATTCTCGATATCCTTAACCTCTTCTTTTTGATTAGGTGTTTTATAATCAAGAGTGTCATATACGATAACTATGTAGTTCCCAATCCACCTGTTGTAACCAACCCTGGTTACCCTACCAGTAAAAGTTCTATTCCAGTAAAATATCCTGTGCTGAGCCAATCCGTCTCGGTTAATGAAGTCAATAGCTGGATGATGTCTTTTGTATAAATTGTAGTAGCTAGCTCCCGTACTCATTATCATGCCGTCGTAATTAACTGTCACCTTGTACGGAGCTTTAAAGAAGTCGTCGTGTATAAAGTAATTAGCTTGTTCTCTACTTCCCTTCACGCCCCTTTCATAATAAATATCATCAAGAGTCCACCACCTGTCGTAATGCTCACCTTCCACTGCTTCAAGGTGTATATGAACCCCGTCGGATTCTCCTGTGTCACCAGCTATCCCTAAAATATCTCCGTTGTTTACCAGTTGACCGTTTTTAACTTTAGGCTCTTTTAGATGACAACATACCATTGTATATTTCATTTAAAACATCTCCTTTAATAAGGTTCGTAGCCCCTCATTTCAATGATTTTATCTCTAACACCTTGACGTACGTCGTTTAATATATCATTTAAGATGTCAACCTGTTCGTAATCGTCAAGGGTACCAAGACCGTATCTTTCAATCTCTTCTCGATATCTAATTTTAGCCTGTTCTCCAGCCCATTTTGATAGTTCTTCGTATTCTTCAGGAGTTAATACTACGTCTACTGGAGTTTTCTCCTGGTTCTGCCAAGTCTGTACTGTCCATTTTTTGTCTAAATATTTAGGAACATGTCGGCTTTCACCTGTGTTTCTTATTAGGTTCAGCACTTTTTCCTCTTCCACTGTAGGGTTAAATTCTCCCATTATTGCTGGAGCAAAGAATGAGTTAAAGAATTTGGTTCCAAAAGTACCTTCTAGCCCTTCAAAGAAACTAGAGCCAAAGTCGTACTCAGACTTATTCCCGAACTGGTCGTAGTAAGCTGGAAGAGTTTGACTAAGGAAAGGTATCTTTTTAATCGACAAGTTAAGAGCTGTTTTTAAATTACTCTCCATGTCTCTAGGATTCCTAACTGTAGGGTCTATCAAGTATGCCATTTGAGAGAACAAAGTAGGTGTAAAACTCGATAATATTCCTTCAGAGAAATTCATTACACCTTCCTCAAGGCTCCTAGCAGATAAAACATCTGTTATGCCTTGTAATAGTGGTTGCTGAATCAATGTGTTAGCTCCTGAAGCAACAGCCCCAAGTCCAGTAGAGACAACATCCTTAAGTTGTTCTTGCCTATACATGTCAGCTCCCATAGCTATTGATATAGCACTAGGTTGGAACCAATCATAAGTCATGTAAGTATCCCCAGGCTGAGGTTCTATCTGCGATTCTCTTAACCCTGATGAAACCCATCTAATTAAAGCATCTATATTAATTGAGTAGTCTCTTAACCCTAAACTTCTTCTAAAAGAACTTATTCTCCAAGGTTCCTCGTCGTCTGGAGTACCAGAGATAACACCAGCTCTAGCTAATACATAGCCTAAACCAACTGCAACTGTACCAGTAACTCCTCTCGCAATTCCTTCTACCATAGCTTTTTTAGAGTACAATGTTAGCTCACCTTTTCGTGCCTGCTGTATCATTTTAAATACCTGTATGCCTGCGTTAACAAAAGTATAATCAACACCTCTTGCTATTAAGTTAGCAGGAGTTTTAGGATATTTAAGTAAGAATGACCCAACACCGAAGCCGTCTTTACCGATATGGCTTAACAGTTGTTTAGTTTTAACTGCCATATCACTTATTAAGTTAGCATCCTGGAATGTTCTATACAAGCCTTTATGGTGTGCATATTCAAGCATCTCAGGGGTAGGCTTACTAACTCCTTCCATGAGCATTAATTCTCTAAGTTCATCCTCGAAAGCCTGTATATATGAACCTCTATCAGTCACTCTCAAACCAACATTGAGTAAAAGCTCAAGGTCTGCCAATATACCTTCTCTAAACACTCTTGACTTAGGTAAGTCGTACTGGGTGTCTAAGCTAGTTGTGTCTATACCTTTTACAGCATCTTCAAAACCTAAACTTATACCTTTTTTAAATCCTTTCCACTGGGTTGACGCCTTTTGACCTGGAGTGAAAAACTTAGTACGGTCAGTTTTAGTAATCATAGAAGCAAACTTATCTAACGGTACTGCCACCTGGTCTGATATGTACTCAGCTAAAGAGAACCCAGCGTTACCAACCACGTTTCTTATTAAGGTCTTAGGATTTAATAACTGCATCATGGTCTGGAAGAGGTCTATTTTTTGCCACATTGAAGGTTCAATTTGAGCAGACATTATGTCTATCATCTTAGCTACTTCAACGTCTTTAGCCCTTCCATCTTCCATTGTCTGAATATTTTGAGCCATTGTATGGATTGTGTTGATGGTGTCCTCGTCTGCAAATTGCATCCCTAATTTTTCAGCAATTAAATGCTTGTATTGTCTATGCGTAAAAGCCCCTAGATTAGACAACTCTATAATTCTTTGGTCTATAGTAGGAGACTCTTTCTTAGGTTTTTTATCTGCAAAAATTCTCTTAAGTTGTCGTTCCTTCTCTTCACGTGTTAATCTATCCATTTCTTTATATATATAATCTTCTAGCAACATAGCTTCAACATCTTCAAGCCCAGCTCGTTTTATCAATTCCTCAGCTAAGGATTTTTTAACTGAATTCTGTTGAGTGTAGTGTTGTTTAACTATATCTGCTATGTTAATTTCTAAGGTTTTCAACTCCTGCTTAACCGTTTGTCTCAACCTTGATTGAGGGAAGGTCTTGTCAAGGGTAAACTCAAAGAACGGTTGCAATTTAGCTAGTGCTTCTTCATTGTCTTTAAGTATGTTTTCTTCCAGTTGTCTTTTTGCTAGCTTCCAAACTTCCCTATACCTATCCCTGTTTTTAATAGCTTCTACAATAAATTCCAGAGGGTCTTTAGTTACAACTTTTTGCTCTAAAGGAACCTCTTCTTTAGCTAGTTTAAACAAGGTATCTACCATCATTTTAATTGGGTTATCCTCTGGAGTTTTCTCACTTAGGGTAGCAAGAACTCTTCTTGATAACATTTCTTCTGGTTGCATTTTAATTATCTTGTTTAGCCAATTGCCGATGCTAAGCTCAGTAAGGGCGTTAGCGTTTATCTTATCTATTATATCTCTAACTTTTTGAGACTTAGTTCTTAGGTCTATCTCTTCTTTAGGAGTGTAAGTATCTTCTATGGTTTTCTCAAGTCTCCTAACCAAAGTAGCTGGAGACAACCTACCCATAGCTGAAAGAATTTGGATTCCTTGACCCATGTTGTTAGCCTTTTGAGACATTCTCTCTAGCAATAGTAACGACCTGTCCATGGTTTCATGGTTTTGAGACATTTTAGATATGAGTAATTGTCCTGCCATAAACATTACAGTGGTACCTGGTTGGTTACCTAATATCCAATCCATTACGGCTTCTTCGCCCTCTTCATTCAGTATGTAAAGAGCTTCAAGCATTGTTTCAGAGTTGTGTTTAACTTCATAAGTCCACTTTTTAGAATTGATTAGGTCTTTAAATTCTTGAGATATACCGTCCATGTTAGCAACTGTTTCCATGAAGCTTAGTTCTCCAGTATCTCCTTGACCTTCGCCTTTAACCTCTTTAGCTTGGTACATGCTTTGACCGTATTTTTTAATCCTGTCGTAAGATTTAGGAGTTAACTCAAACCTATGGACAAAATAATCTCCTACTTCCTCTTCGTTTAAAATCTCAGGTCTGAAACCGTCGTATACTTCCTGTATAGCTACATGCTCTTCTTGCCCTGGAGAAACGTCGGCTATTTTTACAAAGTCATACTTGCCGTTCCACTTGTTACTTTTATTTAGTTTATTAAAGTTTTGTACCATTATTTCGTCATATATAGTTGACTTACCTTTCTCGTTAGCCATAAATTCTGGGATGCTAAAAGGAGCATAGAGGATATTTTTCAACTCATCTTTACGCTTCCTGATAGCTTTTCCTTCGTCAACATAAACCCTATACATTAATGCTATGCCAACTTCTCTTACTTTTTCCAGCGAACCTAGTTTTTCAAGCTCGTCTAAATATTTTTCAAATTTAGGGTCTTTTTTCTTATAAGCTTCTATAAAAGCGATAGTTTTTTCAGACCCCATATCCCTTATGAGAGATGTTGCTAGGTCTGTTAAGAATCCAGTTTCGTCGTACTTTTCTTTAGCAATTCTAATCGACTCGATATCAAACCCTAAGCGTTCAGCGTTAGCTACAATGTGAACAGCTGGTAATATGTTAGGTCTAGCAAAAATACCTCTCTTTAAAGCGTCAATTTCTTCTTCAGTGAAAGTGGTATCCTCGTAAAAATCTGAAAACTGGTTTGTTAAGGTAAAAAGTTCTGTGTTTGTTAGAGAATTATTGAAAGAAGATTTAAGTTTGTCTATTTGAAAAGTAGAGTCATCCTGGTTTTGAAGATTATAAAACTCATCTGATTGAACCTTAGCATATTCAGAAAACAACTTTTTCTTTTTCTCTATCTCTTCTCTTATTCTGTCTGCATAATCTTTACCTACATAATCATCTAAAGACTTGCCTCCTCTGTAGAACTTGCCATCTCTAGTTTCGTATGTGAATGTAACATCTCCATTGTCCGTTAAAAGTCTCAACTCTAAACCTGAGATGTGATATCCTTTTACATCAAAAGTATCGCTAGATAAAAACAAATGACTTAAACGCACATCGTTTACATGTTTATTTATTTTATATCTATTAGCTTGTTCTCTGCCTGTGCTCCAAGCAAGACCGTCGTATTCACTTTCAACAGCTAAATTCACAAGTTGTTTTATTACCATCTCTTGCCATGCACTTTTATATGGAGCAACAGGTAGTGGGCTAGTCACGTCAGCAACGGATAAGGCTACCTCTCTCAGTTCCTCAAGGGCTTCCATACCCATTTCATCGTATAATCCTTCAGCTCTATTCATTAAAAGCTCGTATTTTTCAGATGAGTACATGTCGTTTTCTATCATAAAGTCCCTTAAAACGTCGTATAAGTAGTAGCTATAATGGTCTGTGTAGTTTTTATAAACATCGACTATATGCTGTTTTTCGTACCCTCGTTTAGTTATATTGATTTTAGTCGTAGCTTCCCCAAGGGAAACATCATTGCCTCTCTTTTCAAGCATTAATTTTTCAGTCATAAATTTTAAAATCTGTTCGTCAGTAGCTCCTAAAGTTTCTTTTAAAAGTCTTTGAAAGTAGGTATATCTTTCTTTGTTTATACGAACTATTGGAGCTTGTCTCGACGAATACTCGTTACTTTCACCATTAATACCTTCGACAGAAACAGTTTCCCTGTAACCAGTAAAATCGTCAAAAAACCTACTAACAATATCTCTAGCTACATCCATTGGAACATAATTATTATTATCAGATAGAGGTACTCCAGTATCAAGTTTGCCATAACCACCAAAAAATTCAGCAACATAATTGCTCGCTCTAATGCCACTTATAGCTTTTTTCTCGAAGTTTCGTTTTCTAGCAACTTGAGACCCATGTAAATCTGACTGTACTTCATCTATAAGTAAATATTTTTTGCCTTCAATCTTTATATCTTTTGTTCTAGCATGAGCAATAATATCGTCTCTATCCCAATGATTAGTATTGAATTTAAAAGCTTTTGGTAGAGTAAATAGAAACTCTCTATAGTTGTCTCCGAGGTCGTAAGCCCATTGCTCATACCTAGGTTTACCGTAAGCTTCGTAACCTAATGTTTTATAAACTTTATCTTCTTTAGTTTCTCCAGTGTCAATCATGTCGTTAAGGTTCTTGAAAGCGTCCACGAAAAACTCTGGTTTAGTTTCTAAAAACTCATTAAAAGTTCTTCCTTCTATAAAGGTGTAATCAAGGATAGAATTTACAAGACCAGGAGAATTAGAGCCTTTTTGAAATATATACGATGCCATTTCCAGTATTATTTGATGGAAATTATTCTCAAGCTCCTTAGCTTCATCTAATACAGGTTGTGGATAAGCTATGCCGTCATTCCCGTTGTTGAACCTGTTGAGCCAGTCGTATGTTTCAAAAACATATTCCAAAGGTCTTTTGTTGACTTGTTTATTGTAATAATTTTGGCTGTCATTTCCTTTCAACACTTCAAACCTGCCAAAATCAGCATGTAATAACTCCCCTAGGTTTTCTCTCCAATGTTCTGATTGGAGTTTTTGGTAGGATTTTTCAAAGTCTGTTTGTGAAAAAACATCCAATCTCATTGCTAAACTACTTGTTTTTTTATCTATCTTTAAAAGTCTTTCTTTGTTCTCCTGTAAATACCAGGAACTAAGTTGTGTATATTCACCTGTAGCTTCGCCTATAAGTCTTTCTAATGACTTTAATTCAGAAAGAACAGTAAACCTTTGTGACTTCAGTTTTATCCCATCATCAAAATACCTTAAAAGTTTTGTGTCTAAAAACTCAACAGTTTTTTCGTTGGTCTCCATAGACCCATTTTTGTATTTCTCATTCGCTTCAAATATTTCTCCTAAAATGCCGAGTGGATGGTTAGTCATGTTTTTCATCAATACTATCCCTCGTGTTAAAAATCTTCTCTCTCCAGGAGAATACGCTCGTGATAGATAAGATAAAGTATTTTCAAGTTTAGAATAATACCTATGCTTGCTTACCTCTGTAACGTATTTAGTACCATCATAAATACTCAAGGTATCTGAATTGTCTTTAATGCTAATTTCCCCTGTAAAATCATAGTCTTTTGCTTTCATTTTAGAGAAATAACCTTTTCTGTAAACCTTGATATTAGGGTAGTTTTGTTTTAGAAAATTCTTAAGACCTAATATTTTAATGGTTTCATCTTCGTTCTTTATATCATCCATGTATACATAGCCATTATCCATGATACGCTCTGTTAAATATTCTCTAATCCCAGAAAATCTTATCTCATCATCTTTTATGCCATTTTCTGGTTTTTCAATTAGAGCTAATAAATCACTCGCTTTAAATCTTCTCCCCTGGAATTTAGAGTCAATTAGCCTTATGAGTTTAGAGTAAAAACCGTGCATTATGTAGGAGTGTTGTTCTATTGGTTTCATCTGGAACAGGGTCTGTTGACCTTTTCCTTCACTAACAAATATGTCAAAACTTTCCTGTTTGCCTAATTCCGTACTAAACCTTTGGTTAAAATCGAATACAACTTCAGGGGCAGGAATTACTTTGTTTGACGCTTCAACAACCTTATCTGGGTAAAAGGCTCCCTCTATTCGTTCAGAGCCGTCGTAATAATCTATTTCAACTGGTATCTGCGTGTACCCTGCACCAACCAGGGCGTCATAAATAGCTTCCCCTTGGGTGAAAAAAGCATCCCCGTAAGCATCTACAGCTATTGTCATCTTATTGTATGGGTCGTACTCGTCAAAGACTCCGTTAGTTATTTCAGATGAAACCTTATTATATTTTTGGGAATATACTAGGGACTCTTTTGAATTTTTCAATATTCCACCCTTTATACCCTCTGCAACCGTATGGACGTCTATATATATTCTTTCACTAAACATGCCTGTTTTTGTACCTAAATATGTTTGAATCGAAGTTCGCTCATTATGTCTATTACTTACTATTTTCCATTGTGCTTCACTGTTTATCTGGGTATAGTTTTTCTCATTTTCTCTATACTTATAGTTGTCAAGTAACGGAGAATTGTTTGCAGAGTGTTCTGTTGAGTACCTGGTACCATGAAGAGCCATTCCCGATTTTTTACCTTTTTCTACATCGAGTATTTTCTCTTCCTTAGCAAGTTTACTGTATTCTCTACCTTTTACTGCATCATAAAATTCCTTACCCATCACGTCTCTAAAGTTTTCAACTAGAGCATCTGGTAAGGCTATTAAATCAGCAAGTTGCTGGTTCTCCGTAGCGTATCCCATTTCTGAGAACACTAAAACTTGAGCAAAGAGCTCAAAACTATTTGGTACTTCAATACCTATATTTTCAGCCATTCTTTCAGCGTTAGCAATCCAATCTACCATAGCTGAATATAAAGCTGGGTCAATTTCTTCTAAACCAAACTGGATATGGTGTACTAATTCTTCGAGAACAGTATCTCGAGTAGCTCCTTCGTAGAGTAAGACTTGCCCTCTTCCGTTGCCTTCGTAATTGTATTCACCTGTGATTTGGAATTGTTTGTCTGGGTTTTGTCTTGCATATCCTTTTGAGTTGTCATTCAATTCACTCCCTTTCACTAATTTTTTACTAGCGTTATATACTATTTCTACCCCGTTAAATACTGGGTTGTTTTTAGCTTTTTCTATTACATCGGTAATATCATTATTTTGAATCTCATCACCTTTTACGGCTAGAGGTTCTTTTATCTGAAAGGCGTTTTGCAATACATCTTTTTCGGTCTTTATATTGCCTTCTTCTATCATTTGGATTAAAGTGTTGTAAGCTTCTTTTTTAAGTTTAGCTTTTTCGTTAGATGAAGCTTCTTTATATTTTTGAGCCAGCTCATTAAAGGCTTCGCTTAATTCTGAACCTGGTCTATATACTGAAGCATCTAAAAACATTTCAGCAAGTTCAGCTTCCGATGCCATTTGAGCGTTAGCTTCAACATCTATTACGTTTCCTATTCTTTCAAGTCGTTCTTTGTTTTGCTCTTCAGATGCTGTTTTAAAAACTCTCTTAGCTTTTCTAAGTTGAGTTCTGGTTGCATCTACTAGTTGGGATTTTTCATAACGGCTTGTCTCAGTAAAAGACTGCATCCCTAATAAGCTTATTTGCTCCTTAGTATCTTGAGCAGAACTTTTAACCTGGTTTATTAATTCAGCAAGTCCACTTTGAGTTATGGTCTTACCTTTATCTTCTCTTAAAGTGTCTACCGTTTTATAAACTTCATATTGAAGGTCTTTGTTTTCTAATCCATTTGATATTACTATTGCCATGTTCTGGTTAAACTTCTTAGTAGCAACAGCCTGGAAAATTGCATCATGAAGTTTTGAAAGTGCAACCCCGTCTCTAAGTTTCTTAGGTGGGATGTTTTCACTTACTAATACTTCTTCAGTCATTCCAGTATCTCTCATGAATCTAGCTATGTCTACAGCAGAAGCATTTCCTTCAGCAATATTAATCATAGCTCCTTCAGCTCGAGCTTCTTCTTCGGTATAATCTTCATAAGATAATATTTGAGCGTTTAATTCTTTTATTCCGTATTGTTTTGCTAGAGCAACCCTATGATGACCGTTTACCGCCCAAAGGTCGCCTGCTTCATCTTGCCATAAAGTTATTATACCTGCATATTTTTCGTTCCAGCCTTTTGTCCCTGATAATTCTTTTGTGGTACCAGTATCTTGTCTAACATCAAATCTGAACTGGAACCTTTTTGTATCGACATTCATGTCGTCAACTGGAGTAGATACTATATTTTTTGGAGCATTTTTCTTTTCTTTTACCTCTTCAAAGGTTTTTTGCTCAATTTCTTCCTCGACTACCTCAGTTTCGACTGTTTCTTCCGTCTCTTCTTCCTGAACGTCCGTCTCAGCCTGCTGTTCAGTGTCTGGAGCATTTTCTTGTTCTCCTTGACCTTCAGTATTAACGTCATCAATTTCTTCGCTTAAAACTGGATTATTTTCGAGGTCAATTTGCTCTTCAGCCTGTTCCTTGTTAAATTGAGAATTTAGTATCTTAGCCTTCTTTAAAGCTTGCTCCATTTTAATAACTGCTCGTGCATAAGCATAAGCATCAGTTAATTCCATTTTTCTATTCTTTGCTTTTAGAGCTTGAGCTATGGTTAAGATTTTTCTCTCTTCCATATTTTCATTATTTACATCTATACCAGCTAAGTATCCGTTTCTTTCATACTGGAATATTAATTCTCTTATCTCAGGGATGTACCCATCTTTTTTAGCTCTGGAAAAAGTTTCAAGAGTTTTAATTGGTATCCCAAGTTCTGTTGCATCGTAATCTCCTACTTTTGTAGTAGTAGTTAATTCTTCCTCTAGGTCATCAAAATCTTCAAAGGCGTAAGTTATTGCCTGGTTTTCTTCTTTAGCTTGATATTGATACCTATTTGATATTGCTTTCATATGAGCCAGTAACTCATTAACTTTTTCCTGCTGACCGTTTGTTAACTTGTAAGCTCCCTTTATTGATTCAAGAGCTCGCATATTTATTTTAATAGTCTCGTATTCTTCCCTTGACGGTAGTGCATCTTTTTTGTTTGCCATATCCTCGTAAAACTTAAGATGCTCTTCATTCTCTATTGTCTCTGTGAAATTTTTAAACTCCTGGGAGTTTTCATACTGAGACTTTTGTATTTTAGTTCCTGCGTAATTAAAAGCTCTGGTTCCCATAGCTGTGCCAAGAGGGAACATTGACATTGTTACTAAAGACTGTTTACCAGTTTCTATTAACCTAGCTCTGTTTTCTTTTGCTGAAGCAGTTGCAATTTTCTGTCCAGTTTCTTTTTCGTGTTTTCTAGCAGAAAATTCACTACCAGCTATAGTTACAGCTTCCTGAGCTATTTCCTCAAAGACGTTCCCAGTCAAGTTAGCAACATAATCTGTAGTAAAATTAAGGATTTTGTGCTTAGCCTTTAACTTGCCAACATTTACTCCTGCTCTTGTGAGCACGCCAACAAGACCTCGCCCTGTATGAGCGTAGGCTCCGTTAATTGCTTTTTTAAGTAAGTTAGCACCAGCTCCACCAACGCCTATTATTCCAGATACTAAAGCAAGTTCTATAAGTCCGTTTATTACACCAACACCAGTTGCATACTGTGAAGCTATTTCAGGGTCAATACCTTGCTCTATATATTCTAGGTAAGCGTGCCCTGCTTCAATCATAGCCATATGCTCAAAAGCACCTTTTCTTAACCCAAATTGTGCTCCTAATAAGGCTCCAGATGTAGCTGTCCATGGGGATGCTATTCCACCACCGTACATAGCTCCAGCGACTCCACCAGCCATAGCATACATTAAAGCATCATCTATTCCAGCAAGCCCTGATTGAACTATTAAGGTACCCATATCTGTGATACCACCAGTAGCTCCATAAACAAATCGCTCAACTTTATTCAAGTCGTGCTTCATCCAGTCTGGGTCAAGCTCAGGATGTTCAGCCATCCACTTTTGTATGGTTTCAAGCTGGTTGTTGTATCCGTACATTTCCCTTACAGCTTCATTAGCAAGCATGGTTTCTACTTGTTTCCTTAGAGAAGATTCCTTCATATTGTAAAAAATGTTTTCTTTACCCTCTTTAAGGTTTCTTTCTATGTTAGCTAATTTAGTGTCAAGGTCGTATATGCTTTCCTTTACCATACCATTTGTTATACTTACTTCATCATACCCAGCTTCTTCAAAAGCTTTTCTTTTTTCAGCCATTTCTTTAAAGGTCTGACCGTGATACAAGAAGTGTTCTTGTTTGATTTGCTCTCTATAACCATTGTAAGCTTGTATTGCCCTAGGGTTTACATTGTATGAAGCTTTTTCATCGTGCTTATACATAGACGGCATTTCACTTTTAGCTATAGATGGGTTACGTTCAGGAGCGTTGCTAGCTCTAAACCTAGCGTCATCTGTCCTAGCTTGCAAGCCTTCTATCTTATAATCATCCGAGCTTTTGTAATTAATCTGGTTCCGTCTATCGGTTTTTTGAGCTTCTATTTTCTGGTTTATCTTAAACCTTTCAAACTCTTCTTCCCGTTTCTTAGTATCCTTATAAACTTTTTCTAAAGCTTTTTGTCTATAGGATTCTTTTACGTTAGTTTTATAGTCCCTTACAGCACTTTGGTACTCTTCTGGGATTTCCTGACCTAAAGCCATTCTTTTTCTAAGATAAAAATTTATAAAATCATCATCTTTAGGCTTCCTGGTCTTAGGGTAGTTCTTTAAAAAGTCATCCATTGTTTCACCACCAATCTATTATTCATCATAAACTTTGCTCATTTCATATTCTAATTGTTTAAATCCTACATCCGTACCGTATAAGTCTCTTATAGCTTTGTTCCCCATAGCTATTGCATTGAGTCTTTCCTGTTCTTCTATATAAGGCTTGTACAATCTTTGGTATGAAGGCTTTCTTTCAAGCATGTCTAGTTTAAAAGCCATCTCAAATTGCGATTTAATACTTTTATCGGACATATAAAACTCATCGTAAATCCTATCAACTAGTCCGTCTATGTATTCAATCTTTTCAGTTTCTCCGTAGTAGTCCCACGCACTCCTTCTGCCAGCTTCCTTAGCGTCAATTATTGAAACGTCCTCACCAAAAGTTTTTCTTATATATTCCATTTCTTCACTTGTTAAGTAATCTTCTTCAGATGCTTCAGGAGCTAAAGAGCTTAATCTTTGTTGCAGGTCAAATTCTATATCTGCTCTAGCCTGTATAAGACCTAATTCTCTTTGGTAATCTCTTTGAGCCTGTTCCTCGGCAATTTTCATTTCAGCTTCCAGTTGTTTTAAGTAGTAGTCGTACTCTTCCTTCATAAGCATTAATTCCTGGGATGGAGTTCCTGGAGCTAGTCCTAGGATTGCTGAATCCTCGTTAGTAACGTAACCAAGAGTATTAGTTCTATCCCAAGCCCTATCAATTTCTCTTTGAATCTCGTCGAGCTGTGCATTGTATCTACCTACTTCGTACTCAAATTGCTGGTACTTCTGATTTACCGTATTTAAGTACCTACTATATTCGATATCGTCCATGGTTAATAGTGTGTTCAATTTATCCATACTCATATTATATTTATCTAAATACTTCTGGTAGGCGAGACTTTCAAATTGAGCCATGTTAGCACTAGCTTCAGACATGTATTTAGCCTGCTGTTGGGATGCAACTGTTTGACTCCAACTGTTAGGCATGCCACCAGTAGCACTACTCATGGTAGCTAGAGAATTAGTGAACGCTTCTTCACCTAACGTAGTCATCTGCTGTAAATAAGCCTGGTACGATGGGTCTCTGTTAGGGTCATAGCTAAAATCATCGTAGTTTAATATATCAGACAGCGTATCTTTTATTAAATCTTTATAGCTACTGTCGTAAGGGTCGATTGTTGGAATGTCTGGATATGTAGGAGAAGCAGGTTGTATCTGTGGTATTGTAGGGTCGTTTTCAATCTTCTCCATCTCATAAATGCTTTCAGTAGCTGTCTCAACCTTATCTGCATAGTCTTGAACTACTGGGTCTGGGTCATTTTTCAAAGTATCAACTGTTTTAACGACAGTAGGATAATCTGGTTCTGGTTCTGGGAATATAGGTCTACCGTTTATATCTAATCTCATAATCTCACCTCACTTAGTTAGTAGTATAATAATCGTTTTTAATCTGTTTATCGCTTCTAAAGCTGTATTCAACCATTCCTGATACAATTGACTTGCCGACGCCTTTGACTTTTATTTGGAACCGACTGAGCCTGCCCGTTTTAACGAGACAATATATCTCTTTATAAGAATCATCATCGTAATGGTTATATATCTCAAGCCTTTTAAATTCTCCACCGTTCGAGCTTAAGAAAACCTCTACTGTAGAAGCTGTTTCCATCTTAGCTTTAATCTTTACATTGCTTACTGATTTTTTAAAGAAGCTGTTCATGTCAAATTCTTTTGTAGTAAACTCCCATTCTATATCATCGTAACTTCCACTGTTAAATTTCCAAATCTTCCCTGAGCTGTCTAGTGCATAAACCGTCCTCTCAATCTCAGTAAAAGCTACTACATCTAGGTCATCTTCTGGAAGCCACGTCATTGTCCTTAAATCAAACATATATAATTTATTATTAATACCATTATTGTTAAATAGATAAAACCTTCTGCCATCTGAGACTAGAGCAGAATCTACATAGGTCTCATCAAGCTCATCACTTACTAATTTAGGTACTCCACCTGTATATTGCTTCACTCCGTCTTTATCAACGAACAACAAATATCCGTTACCCTCGGCAACGGCTCTCTGGTCGGTTATTCCGAACTTACCAACATCAACGGTCTTAAACTGGGAAGGATATGCCCCGTAAAGTTCCGTCATGTAATCTGATTTAAAAAATATTACATGGTCTTGAAAGGTATAAATACCCGTAAAATCTCCTTTTGTTACAACGTCAACAGCCCAAGAGTCATCTTCTTCACCTGAAAAATCTTCCCAGGATTTAAAGTCTCCCCACTTTGAACCTCTTATAGAATCACCTTTACAGCCAAAAACTCTATTGTAATGAGTGGTTACATAGTCCAAATCTGGAGCCGTAAAAGAACCAAAGGTATCGTAATCTACGTTAGCTGAGTTGTAGCAGTAGTATTTCTTGTCTGGGAATATTACTATATGCCCGTTAAAATCTACCATTGATTTTTTACCAGCTGTTACAGTTCCTTTTAAGACACCATCATAATAAAAATTAGTACCGTCTACCCAGGCTAATTTGCCACCAGCAGAGAATAAGTCTTGTGGGTCTGATAATGTGTAGCCTAAATCCTCTCTAGGAAGCCTAGGAGATATTTTAGGTAAAGTTTCTGAGCCAATATTTATTCCGTCTGCAATCTGCTCGTCACGGATGTTCTCTCTTCTGTTCAACCCTACGAATTGCAAGGGCTGTATATCTATCTTTAATGGGTTAGCTCCAGTAACTAAAGGCATATTATCATCTCCAAATCTTAGGGTTTTTTCTCAGCTCAGATGTAGTCTCAGGTCTTGTCCTAGCTAAATATTGAAATAGCTCTGTTTCTGCTGAGTTGTAGTACATAGCATAGTTGTTAGCTAATGCAAAATCTTTATTATAAACACAATATCTGTTTAAAAGTGCAAAGTGATATAAGTCCTTCCACCTGTTCCCAAAGTCCTCAACAATGTCTAAAGTCGCTGTGTCCGTGTTGTCTACGGTCTTTTCAGACGGCTGATAAAGGTAAGTTATCTCGATACCAGCAGTTTCACTCGTAACAGGTTCAGGGTCTATAACTATATTGTCGCCATCTTCGTAATAAGTGTATGTATAATTTTCTTCTACTGTCATCTTTTTGTATTCTATTCCGTCAATAACAAGTTTCTGTATGCTGTCAAAGTCGAAATCTTCAGAAGCTAGAGAATATGTATCCTGTTCTGCAACCAGGTCTATTGTAGCTGTTTCAAACTTTAAGAACTTAAGGTTAGAATAAAAGTCTAATTCTACGTTTCTTATTACATCTATTTTTTCATCTAAAGGCAAGCTGGATTCAACCCACCTATCTGCCCTTTCAATCGCTTCGCTTACTAACACCATTATCACCTTCCTCGGCTTTTTGAACGGCTCTAACTATTTCCAAAAAAGCAATAGCTTCAGTCGTACCTTTTACTTGAACTCTTTCAAGAAATATTAAAAGGTTTTTGTGTGATTCTTTATCTAATTTTATTATTTTCATAATCCACCTCTATATCTTAGCATTTATAGCGTTTTTTAAACTGTTAAACCTTTCTGCGATTACATCATCCCCACTCGATACTTGAGCATAGCTATAACCTAACCCGTTTATAGCTAAAACTGCTTCATTATAGTATAGTGCTTTAAAGTTGTCCCCACTCGTAGGATTGTCACCATTGAAATTCCCAAAGGTATAATTGCTTAATCCATTGTGAACCCTAATTGCATTTATCCTATCTAAGAAAGCTTGCCATTCAGCAGGGCTTATACTGAACGGATATCCACTTGCTACCGTAGACCACCAAGCCCAAGGGGTTACTGGAGCAGGGTCAGTATAAAAATCTATCAACATTACAACAAGAGAATCGTCATACCCAGTACCACTAACATAACAATAAACAGCATAATGAGTATCAGGGTCTAAATTTTCAAATGTTACATCAGAACTTCCTCTATTTATAGTCTGTTCATAAGATATTTCTCCGTAAACTTTTATTAAGAAATGGTATATATCAGCTCCACTAACAGAAGTACAATCTACATAAACCGAATCATAGTCTTTACTATGACTTACATATGATGGAGCAGACAGTTGAGGTAGGTCTGTTGTGAAAGTTCCAGTAGTGCCACTCCAAAACATTACCGTTCTGTCAGCGTTCCACACTTCAGCGTATCCTTGACACTCAGTTCCTGAAGGTAGACCAGTTATATATTTATAGCCACCAGAAGAATAAGCAGGCAAGGTAGTCCAGGCGTCTTGCTGTCCACCACTGTATAATACAGCCCAATAAACATCTCTTTCATAAGCATGTGTATCGTCAAGACCTGAAAGAGTTAGCTTTACTTGACTATCGGTTACCGATGAATACGTTAGTGATACAGCCATTTATCCCACCACCTTATGCGAATTTTGCAGTTACATCAAGTCCAATAACATTACAATTATTGAAATCAACGGTAAATAAACCATCGAAATGCACATCTGTATAAAAATAAGCAGTATTAGCATCCATACGAAAATCCCCATTACTAGCATTTATTTCAACATTACCAACTCCGTATAACTGTAATGTTTCTAGTCCAGAAAATTCATCATCGAAAGCTGATAAAGAGCCATACCATGTATTTGAGTTATATAAATCAGCATCACCCCCACTAATTCTAAGGTAATTACTTGCATTAACAGGGTCATATATTTTAGTTATACCAGTAAGCTCAATGTTGCTAGCATCTATAACAGCAGTACCACCGTTGATTTTGGACACAATAATAGAAGCAGTGTATTCACTTGTGCTTACCTTTAAAGTTATATCGCTTGCATTTTGCTGAATCAACGAATAGTTGTCGTTAACATCGGATACTAAACTTGTAATGCTTGTTGCGTTTTGCTGAATCAAAGTATAGTTACCTGATACATCCTCGGCAAGAGTCGTTATGCTGTTAGCGTTTTGCTGAATCAAAGTATAGTTACCTGATACATCCTCAACTATAGAATTTAGCCCAGGCACGTTTTCATCATCCAGGTTATACATTAAAAATTGAAGTTCTTTTCTAAGTTTTAAGACGGTATCCATAAGAATGTCTACCGTCTCATCTGTGCTTTCACCCCTATATGGGCTAGGTAAATTAACTTTTGACATATTATCACCTACAGAGTCTGGACATACCAAACAAAAAAGCCTATAAAAATAAGCATAATAGCTCCTACGCCTTTTATAAACAGTCTCATGGTATCCACTAAATCTTTTATTTGTCTAACTAAATTTCTTATTTCTACTTCAGTTCCAGATTTCCAGTTTTCCAACTTATCCACTTTACCTTCAACGATGCCAAGTCTTTCAGTATTATTGCAAACCTTCCCATCCAAATTACTGAATTTTTCTTTAAATAAATCATCTTGCATTATTAACCCCCCTCAGCAAATCAAAAAAATAGGGCTGTGTTAAGCCCTAATTTTAAGACGCTACTCCAGTTAACTTAACGAATCCGTAACCAGGGTTTATCATGCCAGTCTGGTATCTTTCATGTACGTTAAAGTAGAAGTTGAAAGTGTATCTCTTATCATAGTCGTACTCAGATACAAGACCTTTTCTCTTCTGGAATACAGCAGTATCAATAGTGCTATCCACAAAGTAAACAGGTAGTTCTTCAATGTATCTGTTAAATACAGCCTTTAATTGAGGTATGGTATTTTTAGTGTTTGAAGATTCAAAAGGCACTAGGTTGGATTGTAGCAACGCCTGGAAAGTTGTCTGATAGTTCCTGTGAAGGATAACTGTATCAGGTGTAGTATGGAATACTTCTCCCCAGTGTGATTTCCAATCATTAAACATTTTTACACAAGTGTCGTAGTTGTCGAAGTTTAATACTCCAACAGCAAGGTTGTCGTTAACACTAGCTGAGTGTAATAGAGGGTGAGCGTTATTTGCATAAGTAACACCATCTCCACCTACAGCAGTTCCAGTGTTATCCCAAACTTCTGCAACTTTTCTTTCCCTTAGCTGGGTTATGGTTCTTATTAATTCATTAACCTTCGCTGTAGGAATTACATTCCATTTTTCATCTTCTTTTGCTTCCATGGTAACTTCAAGACCGTTAGCCCATGTTTTATTAACTATGGTAGTCCTGTAAGCCTGTTCGATTTTACCATATTCAACAGAACCTTCTTCAGCCTTTTCATGAGCTGGTTTCAAGTTCCCAACTGTATCGTAAGTCTCCTGAGCTTTATCGGAAGTTTTAACAGTACAAATACTCTTCCATTCCTGCTTAGGAGCCGTTTTTAAGTTTTTCATGAATACTTCTTTGGTTCCAACATACATCGCACGAGCGATATCTTCTCTTCTTAGAGTCATAACTTATTTCTCCTTTCTTTAAATTTTTATATTACATGTATCTGAATGATTTAGGTATCATAAATTTGATTATATCAACATCGTTGTTGTATCCAACACATACGCAACATCCACCAGTCGTGTCATCAAGGTTTACTGTGTCGGCATCGGTTAAGTCAAATACTGTACCGATATCGGTATCAGCAAGAGTGGTTTTAATGCTTCCAGTATATTCAGCCTGGAGTACAGCTCCATCCTCTAATACACCTACAGCAACCAAGTCCGTAGCATCAGCATCTTCTAAAGCAACTCCAACTACAGTAGAAGCGGTAGGAGCAGAAGTAGCTGAGATAACGGTTCCACTAGATATAGTTACTAATTCGCCAGCAGATACTCCACCACTACCAGCTATTAAATCTACAACTTCATATTTGCCATTAAGAATTTCCATTATTCATTCTCCTTTCTTAGAAATCTAATTCTTCTTCTTCGTTCAACCTTTTATAAAATTCATCTTTAGTCATTTTAGGATTAAACTTTTTAACTTCTTTAAAAGCTATTTCTTCAGACCTAGTAAGTTTTACGGAAGATTTTTTACTAGGAACGCCATCAACCAAGCTCTTGTCTTTAGCTAACTTTTTCTTATACTCAAGCTCTGCTTCCATATTACGCTTAGTTTCAAAACTAGCATTTTTGTAATACTTAGCGAGATAAAGTTCCTCCCTAGTCATTTCAGGATACTTTTCTCTGAGAGCTTCAATATCCTGTTTATGGTTAACTATATTAGGATATACTTCTTTTAAACTGTCGTACTCGTAGTTAGCCAGCTTAGCTTCCATCATCTTAGCCTTAGTTTCAGCCTGAGCAGTTCTTTTAGCGATATCATCTGATATCCCTTCCTTTTTAAGCTCATCGACTCTCTTAGATTCTTCATCTTTAAGCCTTTCCATTTCAAGCTTCTCTTCCATCTCGGCTAGCTTTTTCTTAGCTTCCTTAGCTTCCTGTTTATATTTAATTAGAGCTTTAGTTTTCTTATCAAGCTCTTCCTCATCTTCCTCATCTTCCAGGTAATCTTCTTCCCCATTGTCAATATCGTCATCGTCAACTTCGACATCATCAATGGTTTTTTCTTTATCATCGACTATTTTGTCAGCAGAGACTTCAGGTAAATCTCCATCTTCAACATCTTCCATATCATCGTCATCTGCAAACATTTGTAACTTTAATTTATATTTATCAAGTATCATTTTATTTCTCCTTTATTTTTAGATGATTCTCACATCTCTATTAACAATTTTTACATCGTGTCGGATGTTCTGTTTGTTAGGGTCAGCTCCCCATTGAGTGAGTTAAGCCCACCAAGCTTTTTGCAGTTTACTCAACTACATCCTGTAATAGTGCTAGTATAGCGTTAATCTTATTAGCACAGTCCTCAGCTGTCGCAGTAGCAGGAGTTGCAATCGCTTCTATGTCGGCAAGCGAGTCAGCTCCATCAACGGTTACTTTATCACCAGTTGGATACTTAGGCATTTAGCTCACCACCTTTCTTGAAATCTCCTGTATCTATTAGAAATTCTATGAAAGCTTCTTTGCCCCTGATTTTTTCTCCTTGAAACTCGTAGTATCCCCCACCTTTGTGGGCTTCTTCTATAAGTTCTGGAGTGATATCTTTTTTATCAACCTCTTCAAATATAATATCCTTTAGTGGGTTCCTATAAAACTTGATTATATCAAACACTCTGTTGCCAAATTCTATCAATAAGAAAACATTGTGTTCCTCTGTCATATCGCACTTCGCAACCTTATAGACGTTACCACCGTAAAAGTTAGACGGCAAACCTATACGATTCAGCGATACGAACCCTTTAGTGTCATTAAAACTATAACTCTTGTTGTTGTACTTCGTAGAGTGGAGTAGATAAAAACTATCAGCTTTTTCTTCATACTCTTTTACTCTAACTTTCCAATTAACCTTATTACCAAGCTTTTCAAGGCTTCCCAGGTCAGCTTCTTCCAAGACTCCAGTGTGTAACTGTTCTTCTATGATAGCTAGGATATCTTTTTCGTCAAGGTTAATTCCCTTCATTCCTTTTAGTTCAGTCAGTAATGATTTTACTTTTTCCAGCATCTTCAACTACCTCTCCTTCATTTGCTTTTTCTGCCATGGACAATAACATTTTTATCTTGTCCTCGGGCATTTTAATTACTTCTCTCATGAGATATTCTCTAACCGTAGTAGGGTTTACAGTATGGATATTACACTTAAAACAGTAGCCACGCTGGTTACCTTTTGAGTCTGGGAAGTCCCAGGATGCAGGAGACTCACATCTTCTACAAACGGGCTGTTCCAACAGATGTATCCCACCACCCATATGCTTAGCAAACTCCAGCAAAAGTTTATTGCCCTGGTACATATGCTTAGCATACTTAGGGTTTACTCCTTCTATGGTCTTTAGAACTCTTAAATTATCTTTGTCTGGTTCGTTTATTTGCTTATCTAAAATTATTCTTCTGCTTTTGTTGTGTTCCTTTATATTGTGTTCATTCTTTTTAAACAACACTACTATTACCCCCTATATTAGGTCTCATGTTTCCTGCTTGTGTAGCTCCAGGTACATTAGGAGATTGGTTTAGGTTAGGTTTAGCAGGTCTTTGCATTTCTTTAGCCTTGTCAACCAAGCCCTTAACCTCATCATCTGAAATCTGAAGCCCCAAAATCTCTTCAATAAGCTGTCTTGTTTTCTTATAGGATATAAGCGACTTAGGTTGTCCAGTCTCGTCATCTATCATCTGTATTGTAGCTAGGGATAATACGATATTATATAGAGCCATTTTATTAGTAGGCAATCCTTCACCTAAGGATATGTCTATATCAAGCTCTAATTGTTTTGTTGCAATTTTTCTATCTTCGCCATCTTTGTATTTAAGGGTCATCCACTTAGGAGTGTTCTCTTTAGGAGCCTTCCTATTTTGCTGTCTCCAGTTGGACTTAAACTCGCTATCAGCAGGAATCATTTCAGGAATATCTCTAAACTGTTTAGCTTCAATCCACTGGAACTCGTCGGTATCAGCAACTCTTATAGCCTTACCAGTATCCCAAAACTCCATGCATAGACCTAGACAGTAACTTAGTGCGTCCCCAAACATTCTGGATAAATCACTTCTTTTATCATCAATTCCAGCGTTACCTTGTTGCATCTGGATACCAGCCTGGGTAGCAGTCATTTGCTCGCCAGTTTCATTACCAGTCATAAGGGCTGAGAACCTTGTAGCTTCCTGGACTTTTTGAAATAGCTGTGCTAGTAGGTTAAATACTACATCGTTTATTCCAGTACCTTGAACGGTCTTAATAAAGTTGTTAGGGTTCTTAGAAAATAACGGCTTAGATGGGTCTGCTTCAGCAAACTCGTCTGGGTTAAGCTTAGACTGAGGGTCTGCAAAAGTTCTACCTTGAGATGAGAATTTAATAGCTAATACAATTTCATCATACAACTTATTTATCAGCTCTTGTATAGGTTTAAGCAACTTCCCGTCTCCGAACCTATGGAAGTTCCCTTCTTTAGGATATAACCCAGAAACAAATACTGGATACTTGTTGTGAACGAACTTATAAAAAGGTTCTGTTGCAGGTGGTCTCTCACCTTTAGGTCTTTTATCTAGGAGTATTCCACAAAGGGCTATATGGATTCTTTCAAGAACATTGTTCTCATTTTCCCTTGTCCATACTTCAAGCATAGTAAAAGCCTTATCATCATCTGTAGTATTATTATCATCAAACTTTGGAACCTGGTTACCCAGGGTAATTGCATCGGCAATATCGTCTCCGTACTCTCTTCTAGCCCAATTTATTGATTTAGAGCCTATCTCCCTTATAATATACTCAGCTTCCTGGATATCTTCCATGTCCTTAATATTACCGTCGACAATTATAGTTCCCATTCCTGGAGTTTTTAATTTAGCAATACCAAACCCGTCAAAAGCTTCCTCATCCCAGTAAGGCATAAGGTATGATTCTCCAAAAAGTATATACCTTCTTGAGGAACGCTTTACTTTTTCTTTGATATGGGACTCGTGCATAACCAGGGATATTATCGGGTTAGCAGTAGAAGCAAATTTCTGGTCTGATATTCCCTTACCCTTACACGTCGCTGAAATATTTGAGCTTATAAGCGATGATACCTGTCCTTCAACGTTCGGTAGGATGACATTAACAAAAGCATTTATATCATGCTCATATTCGCTCTCACGCTCTCCTGAGTATAGGTTCTGTATCTCTTCCCACTCGTCAACGTACTTTTGTAAATCTGAAGAGCCCTCATTGTATTTAAGTATAAAATCATCAACACGTTTTATCTCTTCTTCGGTCATGAGTTCTTCTCTGACCTTTATGTAATTCTCTTCACGTTTTTTCTCGTCATCAATCATTCATCATCACTCCTTATATGTTTATTGGTAAAAAATTTACCGTCTGGGTCTAAATACTTGTTATAATCGAAGTCCTCAGGGTTATCAACAGTCTTGTCCACAGGTTTATCCACAATCGGTGGATTATTAAATTTTTCTTCTATCCTGCTCATGACTTTAACCATATCCTTTGTAGCTATTGATAAACCAATACCTATACCAAGTGCCAAAACCATTACATAACTTAACGCAACTAAAAATACTTCCATCAAATCACCATCCTTTTAATCGTATACTCTTTGAGCATCCAGATATTTTTCAATCTCGTACTTAGAATAACCCATATCTTCTAGCTCTGAGCGAGTGTTAAAGCCCTTGAGCTCGGTAATTTCCTTTTCAACCCTGGTAGTTATCTTGTCTATAAGTGAAAGTGCAATCGCATAAGCCATTATTGTATCGTCGTGCTTACCTTCTTCTGCTTCGGGCTTACCTTTTTCATTCACAATAAACGACAGCATCTCTTTAAGAGTAATCTCGTCGTGGATTTTCTCAACATTTTCCCTAACCAAAGTCCTAAGTTCCCCTAAAATAGAGTTCCTGTTAGCCTTGTTAGTATTGAACCCGTATTTATTATATAAGGAACCTGAGAAACTATCAGGAGCTTGCTCCCTTACATACACATTAGGGTAACCTCTTTCAACTAATACTTTAACAGGATGGGTAGAATAGTTCGTTTCAACGGCAGTGAGAGCCCAATTATACATATGACCCAAACAATACATCTGTTCTGCAAATAAATCTTCGTCTTTTTCTATGACAAGGACAGCCTGTTGCTCTCCAGTCTTATCGATAACCTGAGCAATGTTCCTGTCGCTACCATCCCCAGCAGTATCGGCTCCAATCCCGTAAGGCTTGCCGTCTCTAGGCTCAATGTATATATATACACTACCATTCACGTTTGGAACGAACCTGATAGAGTTATTATTAATAATCTTATCCTTTGTCTGGTAATCGGTCTCATACTCGTACTCGAATATTCCCCTTACCACAGGAACGTCCTTTTGCATGTCCCTCTCAATGGATAATTGTCTTGTTACGTTTTCAACATTAAAATAGCTTCTACCAGACGCCAAGAAGGCTTCCTCTGGAGTGCATGGGTATTCCTGCTGGATAAGTTCGTGCTTATCTTGCCACTTCTTATAGTACCAGTAGCATTGATTCAGCGAAAGTCCCTTCTCCTTATACAGCCACTTGCACCTATTAAGAGCCCACATACGACTCTGAACGTCCTCTGATTCAACGGACTCAAGAATCTCGTCCCTAAACTTAAGCCTGTAGTAGTTGCTTGAAAAATCAAGCCTGTATTCTGGTGTCTGCCACCATTCAAAAAACATGTTCTCCCAGTTATTATCGCCATCCCACAAATCTTTGTACTCGTTATATCCATTAGCAGTAGTCTCTAGTATAGCAATACATGATTTAGTAAATGCTTCAGCTAAACCACCCATAGATGCCTTTAAATCCTTCCAGAAAGCTCCCTCAGACCCGTGAAAAAAGTTTATAGTCTTTGAACGACCTGCATCCTTGTTACCAGCAGTATTAATTCTCCACCTACTATTTAACCCAGTCCCCTTATCGTTTTGAAAGTGCAACTCTCTTCTGGTATTGAACTTCTCCTGGGGTTTCAATATATCAGGCAACAAATCATAAACATACTTAGCCTTGTCCTGGAATATGTCCGTAGCATTATCTGTATTGTCTGCTAAGGTATAACCAGCAAAGTTGGGTTGTGTTATCGCAATAGCTAACTGGTATGCCGTTATAAACGTCGTAAAGCCCTGCTGACGCCCTTTTAATAATAAGAAGTGTAAATGGGTTCTCTCTTTCCTGTCAAACTCGTCACGAGCTTCATTTATCCTCTTAACAAATTTCTTCTGAACAGTATTTAAAAAAAACGGTACGGTCTTTTGCTCCTTGTCTACTACCAAAAATGCCAGCTCAATTAAATACTCAGGATTACCCACTATCTCATTCATTAACTCCCTTCCATCTGGAGCTATCAAATACTCAGCAAAGGATTTAACAAATTCCCTGTCCTTCTTTAAATCACCATACTTGTTCCATAACCTCTTCCTGCCCTTTATCAACTCATCAACACTATATGTAGCCATTACCTTATCACCTCTACCAAATTATGCCCCGTTAAATAATCGTTTATCTCAGCGACTACAAAAAACCAGTGCCTACCACTCTTTATTACATCTATGACCTCACATTCGTAATGACGTCCTTCATATTCAACCAAAACTATACGACCAGGTCTCAATAACCTCTCTTCCATATAGCATCACCATCTATAGTCCCCCTGTTATGTCTTTAAACCAGTCAAAGTTGTCATAACTATTATAGTGAGCGTTTAATAACTCATCAGCATTGTAGTCCTCATACTTGCTCTCTTCATAATCTGCTATCCTCTCAATTAACTCAATACCGTCCTTGTCTTTACCGTTAAACTCTATATTTAATATCCCATCATTATATACCACTCTCATAACTATCTCCTTTACATTCAGGACAGTAGTTCTCCCATTCTTTTCCATTCTTGTTAAAAGTCCAGCCATTTTCTTTTGCATAATCTACAGCATCATCAAAAGATATAAAACCAGGTATGTAACATCCACAACAATTACACTCTATATACCATTTACCATATTCCTTCTCAATCATAGCATACTCCTTTCGGTGTTCCAACCTCCGTTCCAAACCCAATATCGCTGAATCAATAGAACCCTTGATATAACCCTACTAATACCCTGTTCCAATGCCGTTCCATACCCTGTTCCAACCTACCCCCTAAAAAAAGGAAGGACACATCTCTATGCCCTTCTAAAATAAAGAAAATATTTAAGGAGTGTATGTATGAAAAAGAAAAACAAATCCACTGCAAAATTTTGCATGCAATTTCTTGCACTAAGTTAAAAGTCCCTTAAGTTAAAAGTCCCTGCATATTTATTACATACAGTGAATAAATCTATCACAAAATACGGGGTTTATATAAAATAAAATGTATATTATTCATTAAAAGTCCCCAAAATTCTGGGTGGGCGTGAGGTTGTATCTATACATAATACTACCCACCTTCGTTCTGCTCGGGGTGTATGGGGGGTCTAGTGCAGTATAATGAACGTGTGCGTGTGTGTGCGTGCGTGCGTGATACCTTATTTAGTCACAAAACAATTATTTTGCGACATAATAGCTGTACCCGTTGGTATGACTATGGTTCAATCTTCATCATCCTCTATTATCTCAGCATCCTGGGCATCCAGTAGCACATCTTCCAGCCTTCTGGAAACTTCGACATGCTTCTTGCTCTTCCACTTGCTGGGGTGTCGGTTCTCTAGTATGAACTTCTGGGCTGATACATCTGGGGGGATATGGTGCTCTGTGGTAGTAGTTTCAACGCCTTCAGGCTTTTCTACAACCTTTTTAGTCGTGTATCTGTAGCCTGTAGCCCTGTCATATAAAGCCTTGACAACTTCAGCATCAGCAACTCTTCCCCGTTGGTATGCGTCTTTCATCGATGGGTATTTTTCCAGCCACCTGTAGAGCGTCTCAGTTGATAAGCCCATAAAATCGCATATTTCATCCATTTTAAGCCCTAATTTCAGGCAATTCTCAAATATAACGGGCATCGAGTCATTAAATTTAGTAGGACGGCCCATTTTTTTAATTTTGAAATCTAAATCATTATTCATAAAATTTT